GGAGAACCATTGTTAGCTATATCTGGCAAATTTCAGATGGCGATTCCCAGATGAAACAGGCTATACATGATTATGCAACTACAGGTCTTGGTTATTTGTATGCTTATGTTGATAGAGAATCAGATTTCGGGAAAGGTGATGTCAAGTTCACCTATCTTGACCCCTTTAGGGTTTACGTATCTCCTTCTTCACGTAATCGTTGGTATGATGATTCTGATGGCATTATTATATCTACAGTCCTTACTGGTGAGCAAGTCATTAACCTTTACCCGGAATTAGATGATGTAGTAGACCCCGAAACTGGCGAACAGTCCGATGGTATACTTCGCAGTATCTCTGAGTATGCAGAATACAACGGTGAAGATTATCCTTCTGCACAAAATAAAAACTCAATGACTGTGTTTACCCCTGCTGAAGTTAAAGATAAAGACTTTATGCAGGTTAAAAAGTATCAGATACTTGAAAGATTTTATAAAGTAAAAGTTCCTTTTTATCATGTTGTAAATATCCAAGATGGAGAAGAATTAGTATTGTCTGAAGAAGAGTTTGTACAATTCTCTGAAGAAAATAAGGATGTATTAGAATCTGGATATTTTGAAATTGCTCAAGTCTTTCAAACTAGAGTAAAGGTGTGTGCATCAATAGGTGAGATAGTTTTATATGAAGATATCCTTAATTCAAATATATATCCTATAGTTCCACTTCCAAATGTATGGACAGGGACACCTTATCCTAAGTCTGATGTATCAAGAGCAAGACCTATGCAGAGACTCCTTAATAAATTATGGTCTCTTGCTTTGTCTCATGCTCAAGCATCTGCTGGTTTAAAATTATTAGTTCCACTTGGGAGTGTTGATGACATAGCTCAGTTGGAACAAGATTGGGCTAACCCAAATGCTGTTATTGAAATAGATTCATCTCAAGGCGAGCCACATTATCCACAACCTTCACCACTTGCTGGTGAATTTTACAAACTCATACAACAATGTGAATTTTACATTGATTTTATATTCGGCTTGCCTGAGATGATGCATGGATTTGCTGATAAAGCTCCCGATACAGTTAGGGGAACTGAGCAAATGATAGCTTTAGGCAGTCAAAGACCCAAATCAAAGCTTAGGGATATAGAATTTTCTATAAACAGGCTTGGAAAAGTAATTTATAATTTATCTAAAGGTCACTATAGTTATAAGAAAATGTTTAGATTGGCACAGCCAAATAACGACCAAACTGATGTTATGGTGAATTTTTATACAGATGTATCTGGTTCTGTAGTTGATATTAAGAAAGAGAAGTATAACATTGAACAACATGATATAAGAATTGAACCGGGTTCTTCTATGCCAACTAATAAATGGGCAGAACTTAATGTCTATTTAGAAGCATTTCAGTTAGGTATTGTAGACAGGTATGAGGTTCTGAAAAAGAACCCAGAGATTTTTGACAAAGAGGGTATTATGCGACGTACAGACGAGAAACAACAAATGATGTCACAGATACAAGCCCTTGAAGGTCAGTTAAAGAATTTGCAGGGAGACTTGCAAACAGCCCAAAGAGAATCCGTACAGGATAGGAAACGAGTGGAAGTTGAGAAATTCAAATCACGACTTTCCGGAGTTAATTCCGATTCTAAAGCGGATAGAAGAGTACAACGTAATAAACTTGAAACAGAGGTGAAGCTCGAGGTAGAGAAATTAGCTAACCGAATCAACCGTGAGGCTGATAAGGCAACTGGTTCTACTCTAAAAGCCTAGAGACATCTTAAAGGAGTAAAACATGGAATCGTTAGAACAACAAATTGAGGCGAATGTCGAAGCTACAGCGTATGGAGATGAAAGTTCATTGGTGGATGAAGTCATTGCAGGGCAATCTGGAGAACAGGTTGCAAATGTCCCCGAAGAAGCTCCGGCTTTAGTAGATGAGGCAGAGGTTCGTAAATTTCAGTCAATGTATGACCGCTCACAAGCGGAATTACAAGACTTGAAAAAGTATGAACCTTTGGTAAATCTTCTGGAGTCGAGACCTGATTTGGTAAAGACATTGCAAGATGGCATATCTAATCCACAAAGTGCACAGGAATCAGCTCCCGGTATAGGCAAAGACGAGTTCAACCCTTGGGATGCATTTACAGAAGATGGCTCTGCTTCCAGTCAACATGTTAAAAATAAAATAGAAAGCATGGTTAATGAAAGAGTGTCAAAACAAGCGGCTAAACAACAGGCTCAGATGCAGACAGAAATGCATTTGAATAATACCGTGAACGAACTAAGAAATAACTATAAAATGTCAGATTCTGAGATTAAGGGATTTCTGGAGTTTACCACACAGCCTAAGGAAGCCGTTGGAATTAATAATCTTGTGAAATTGTATCGTGATGTCAGTGGGGTTGGTCAAACAAATACTGATACCGTAGATGCGGTGAGAGCCGCACAAGACGCTCCTCGCTCTGCCGGGGTTCTGCAAGGACAACCAGCTAAAACAAAAAATGATGCTGATAAAATGTGGGATTCTATAGTCAGGGCGGGAGGTAGAGCGAATGTATTAAAATAAAATAACTAGGAGAAAAAAATGGCTACTTATAATAGTGGACAGGTAAAATTTGGTACTCCGGGTGCGGTTATTGATAGTACGATTCCATCACGTAGGTTATATGACTTTAGTGATAGGGTTGCTGATTTAGCCCCAGAAGAGTCTCCATTTTTTGTTTACTTGTCAAAAGTTGGAAAAGTTCCAACGACGGATTCTCAATTCCGGTTTTTAGAAGACAGGTCGAAAATTTCTATTACTGATAGAAGTTTTCTTCAGAAAGGTGGCGGCACTTTAGCGGCGGCAGGAAGCAATACATCGCTAACTGTTGATACTAGTGGTGGAGCCGCTGTTAGCTGGCTTATTAAGGGTATGGTCGTCCAAATGGCACAAAACGTCAATAAGGGCGGTGGTGCTGACACAGAAGCGATTACACAGGCTACGGCTAGGATAGAATCTGTCACTCAAAATAGTTCTGATACAACCATTGTTGTAAAAACTATTGCCAATAGTGCTGGTAGTGGAACAACAACGCTTGATGATAATGGAGAATGTGTCGTAATTGGAACATCATATGAGCAAGGTTCAGGAGCTCCAGATGTATGGTCACAAGAGATGGATAATGATTATGGTTATACCCAAATCTTTAAAACAGCTTGTGAAATGTCAAACACAGCACGTGCTACAGTTTATCGTGGCTATGCTGATGAATGGCAACGTATTTGGAACTTGAAGCTTCGTGAACATAAAGTTGATATCGAAAGAGCTATGCTTTTTGGCATGAGAGGTTCCCAAGGAGGAATCCAATACACTGAAGGTATCGTAGGAAATATTCTTGTGAATGGCACTGCGACTACCGATGGGACTATTGGTTCTTATTCAGAAGGTGTTCCTTATTTGGCTTCATATGCAACAAGTGAATTAACTTATGATGGTTTACTTACTGCATTTGAGACAATGTATGACCCTGCACGTGGAGGTTCTTCAAGTAAGCTTGTTCTAGCTTCTCTTCCAGTGATATCTCACTTTAATAAATTAAGTGGGTTTATGGAAAATAGCATGGTTGCAACTGAGACTGCATATAATTTTTCTGCAAGTCAGGGCTCATTCGGACATAGGATTATGAAGATTGAAACTGTTCATGGTGATTGCAGTATGATTAAAGAACCGTTGTTCAGAAACAATGCTTCAGGTCACATGTGTTTTGTTGACCTTGAAAATGTTTCATTTCGACCACTTGTTGGTAACGGTGTCAGTCGTGACACTTCGATTATGACTAATGTTCAAGCGGCAGATGAAGATTTGCGGAAAGACATGATTCTTACAGAAGCAGGTCTTGAAGTTTCTCTTCCCGAGTCTCATGCTCTTATTAACTTAGAAAACGTATAGGAGTGTAAAATGAGAAGTGATTATCTAAATAACAACAGTAGCGTTGGTGATGTTGCGGCTAAGTTTCAGGTTATAGCAGTTGCTAAAACTCTGGATGATGCAGATTCAGGAAAAGTATTTGGTATTGACCAAGATAGTGGTGCATACGAAATTACTCTTCCTCTGGTAAAGAATGTTACTCCGGGTTGGAATGTGACATTCCTTTTGACTGATGTCGGTTCTAATGCTGTTACGATTGCAAACAACACGGATGAAGATACTATCGTTGGCTATACTTCTGGTGGAGATGGGGGAGCAGGTTCTTCTACAGATTCAACAGCAGTTGACGAGATTGTATTCATTAGTGGTGCACAGCTTGGAGATAAAGTTGATTTGTTCTGTGATGGGACATATTACTATGCTCAGGCTACTGCACATGACGTTGCACATATTACCATTAGCTAATCCGAATAAA